TATTAAAGCTGTGCAAGAAGCAAATAAACGTATAGAGGAACAAATTGACAATCTCAAGAGGCGGCAAAGGTTATGGTATGACAAGCACCAGGAAGACTTATCGAAACTTGAGAAAGCAATCGAAGGCCTCAAGGCGATTGACATTGAGACAGAAATTCAGGCACACAAAGATCACGCCGCGTGGGACCAAAGTCGCAGGGACTATAACGATTTACAAGGTGCACTTTCCCGTGCTAAACTCGAGCGCGATCGTGAGGACAAGGCGATTAAAAAGCTCACGCAAGAAATTGCATCGCTTGAAGCCCACACGTGCCACACGTGCGGTCAGGCCTTCCACGACGAGAAGCACCAATCTGTTTTGGAAAATAAACAGAAAGATTTGGCAACTGCGCGAGAAGCAAGCCAGGCGCATAGCACCACAGTATCAGATATACAGACTGCCATCGCCCAGTTGGGCGAGATAGGCAAGCCGCCTAAGATGTTCTATGATCGAGAGTCTGATGCTATCGAACATCGTGCTAACTTGGCCGCACTAGAAAAACAGTTAGAAACTAAACGTACGGAAGTTGACCCTTACGAAGAACAAGTGCTAGAAATGGCACAGCAAGCACTACAAGAAGTTAGTTACGACTTGCTTAATGAACTTGCTCGACTACTAGATCATCAAGAGTTCTTGCTTAAACTTCTAACCAACAAAGACTCATTTATTCGTAAGAAGATTATCGAACAAAACTTGAGTTATCTAAACACACGATTAACACATTACCTAGATAGGATCGGTTTACCACATAATGTTATCTTCCAAAATGACTTGAACGTAGAAATCACTGAACTAGGCCGTGAGCTAGACTTTGACAACTTGTCACGTGGAGAACGTAACAGACTTATCTTGAGTATGAGCTGGGCGTTTAGAGATGTTTGGGAAAGTTTGTACAGTCCAATTAACGTGTTGTTTATTGACGAGCTTGTGGATTCAGGAATGGACACACAAGGTGTAGAAAACTCATTGGCTTTGCTTAAGAAGATGAGCCGTGAGCGTCATAAAAGTATTTGGCTAGTAAGTCACAGAGACGAACTTGCCGGTCGTGTAGAGAATATTCTTAAGGTGGTCAAAGAGAACGGCTTTACAAGTTATAACACGGATGTGGACATAGCATAATGTTAGCATGGGATCATTGGCATATCGAATCATCGAGCATCTGTACTCTCAAGTGCCCAAGATGCCCTCGTGCCGAAGTTCCTGAAAGTTTGTTAAATCGTCAGCTTACACTAGAGTTTTTTAAAAATCAAATCGGTGCAGATACTGTAAAACAAATTAAGAAGATTACATTCTGCGGTAACGACGGCGATCCTATATATTGCAAAGATTTCTTAGACATTTGTTCATGGATTAAACAAGTTAATCCTACAATACAGTTGGTGTTAATCACTAACGGTAGTCACAAGCCCATGGATTGGTGGCAAAGGTTGGGAGAAATTTTTAATGCCAATGATGAAATACATTGGAGTATTGACGGATGGGACCAAGAATCCAACGAGCAGTATCGTGTGAATTCTAACTGGCTGTCAATCATGAATGGTATTAATTCGTTTAATCAAGCTAATACTACCACGTACAAAATATGGGCCGCTATTGCGTTTAAGTTTAACGAAAAACATTTGCTCAAGATTAAAACTCTTGCATTAGCATCAGGGTTTGATAGTTATCAGCTAACAAAATCAACAAAGTTTGGGAGTAAATACCCGTCCTATGGAACAGATGATCCGTTGGAACCTGAGGATAGCCATTTGATAGCCCCAGGACATAGATTTGAACGTATAATAGAAACATTAACACCCAAGCAAAGACCAGGCAACGAACTTAAAACAATATTTTTACAACGAGCAGAAAACTTAGGCAAATATTCGGGCATATGTTTGATAGGCAACAAAGGTGTGTTTTTAAACAGTCAAGGCGAGTTTTATCCTTGCTGTTGGACTGCTAACAGATATGAACACAACCAAGATTGGCACTCAAGAGCAGAAACAAAATTTAATTTAAACACAAAAACATTTCAAGAGATTATTGCTGATCCTTTTTGGGTTACAGAATTTTTAGAGTTTAACAGTCAGGAATGTCGCACAAAATGCACACCGGATCGTTTAACTGATAGGCATCATACAACTGAATGGTAATTTTAGTATAGTCAATGACTTGTGGTAACTACTAGTCCATGGTATGGCTATACGAATCACAACAAGTTGATATTTTACCCGAGGACTGTGTAGGGTTTGTTTATCTAATAACAAACAAACTAACAGGCCGAAAGTATATTGGTAAAAAATTAGCAAAGTTTAGTAAGACAACATACAAAGTAGTAAAACTTAAGAACGGCAACAAGAAGAAGAAAAAAATCAGAAGTAAAATAGATTCAGACTGGCAACTATACTATGGCTCAAGCCCAGAATTAACTAAAGACATCGAACTGTTAGGCACGGAAAACTTCTCAAGAGAAATACTTTATTATTGTAAAAGCAAGTCTGAATGTAGTTACATTGAGGCCCGAGAACAATTCGCACGTCGAGTGCTAGAATCAGATGACTACTACAACGGACACATTCAAGTGCGTGTGCATGGTAGTCACATAAAAAACAAAATTTAACACAGGCATTTAGACAGGCAACTACACTGACTCTGTTGGTAGGACTACCTACCCTCGTTGAGCAATGGTGCGATACCCATTGCGGATTCTCGAGCGTCGAAGGCAATTGCTAACTTAAGGCAACAAATGGTTTGAGCTCTGTAGAAAAAGATACAACTCATGCTTATAGGACTTGGATTTATTATCGGGTTACTAGGGTTCCGTTGATATGTGAAGCTTGAGTAGGGGGTACCGGTCAACCGCCTCCGTGTGTAGTCAATACACAATCTCATTATAATAAATGGCAGCTACACTCAGATAATGTAGAAGTCAGTTCACCGTGTATACGGTGAATTGTGACCGCGTAATCTAGATAATGCAAGTACAACTCACTTCGTTTCGTTGTTAATATATCTAAATAAAAAAACTTTGATGAACGAAGTGAAATCAAAAGAACTTCGTAGAAGTTCTCAAATGATGTTAAGCTCTTGTAGTTTAGTCATGTAGTAACTTTGCCCAGATGACATCATTTCATACCAATCACGATAAGCATGCTCATTTGCTTGATCACTAACAAACTTGTAACAACTAAAACGAATATTGCGTCTCCAACAAATCTTTGCGATTGCGTATGATTCCATGTCTACTAGGTCTGCAGGTATTTCTAAGTTTGGATCAGTGATGAAGTTGTCGCCGGTTGAACAAGTTAATCCTTCTCCTCTTAGATCTAGTACTACAGGTGTAGTTTCAAAAGGCGTCTCTCCGGGTTTAGCATCTAACTTAAAACACTGCATGTCACGCTGAACAAAACGAGTTACTTGATATAATCCGGGTCCTACAGTAATGCCACCAGCTGTACCAAAGTTAATGATATGTGTGGGCTTGTGACGTTCGATGAGTTCAGCTGTGAGACTGGCAGCATTTACTTTACCTATGCCTGTGAAAAATACATCGTTGCGTTTGGCTAGCTCAGGCGCTTCTTCGGGCAAGGCCATGATTATGAGATTATTCATAGTTGATTAATGTGTTGACCGTGATGTTGCTGACAGATAGATTGTTGCGTCCGGGTAAAAAATCTAAACCAATAACCGCGCCTGCTGAGATTGATTCTACAGTAAAATGATCTCTTAACAGTTGAGCTGTGGCTAGTATAGTACCACCGGTTGCCAACAGATCGTCTACAATGTACGGTGTTAAACCTACTGGTGCGTTTGACTTAATGCTCAAACTGTCTGTGCTGTATTCAGTATCGTAGGTGATTGTGTGTACATCGCCAGGCAGTTTATTAGGTTTACGCACAATAATCAATGGTAACCCTAGTGCCTTGGCTACTGGACTGGCAAATATAAATCCACGGCTTTCTACAGCAACAATGCTCGACGCATTGGCTTGCCTGACTAACAAACTAAGTTGATTAACTGAATAATTAAACGCTGTGGGTTCGTTGAGTAGGCCAGTAATGTCTAAAAAGTCAACGCCGGGCTTGGGCCAGTTAGGCACAACTGGAATATAATTTTTTAAGTTCATTAAAACTGATCTGGCCAATCGCGGAATAATGCGTGTTGAATATCACCAGCAACAAACTGATTAAACGACTTGTGTTTCTGTTCAAGTTCTCCTTCAAGTGGTGCTACTCGCTTGAACGCACTGTCCATTTGCGCCATGTCCTTGAATTCCATGAGTATCATCCATTCGGGCATGTCTGCAATACTACGGAAACCCATTTTACAACGAGTGATTCTATAACTTTCCATCTTGCCTTCACTGACTAGATGATCAAAGAAACCCTTCATTCCATTGACCCAATCGATATCAGAGATATCACCTTCTTTGTTTGCCCAAATTGTATATAAG